AGTCTTGATTTATTCCCTAAAACAAAATAAGATAGTAAGATGGCCATAACTAGAGCACAACAAGCAAAACAGATGTTAAGACAAGGTGGAAGAACAGGTTTCTTTTCAGGAGGTATTAGAGAAGGAGATGACATATCCCCTGGCACACCTAGTGGAGGAGTTGGAGGTGGTAACACTGATAGAATAAGAGATGTAGCAGAGCGTCAAAGAAGACAAGATTTAAGAGATCTTGCTACAAGACAAGCTGAAGATAAAGCGTTTGAACAACAAGGTTTTGAAAGATTAAGAGTTAGAGATACTAATTTTCCTGGAGCAATAGGGACTGCATTAAATTTATTAAAAGGTCCTAGACAAAAACTTTTAGATACAAATATAGATTATTTTAGATCATTAAAATCAAGAGGTGGTGCTAAAAATTATGCTACAAGCGCACAAGGTTATAAAGATTATATGACAGATAGGTTAGCAGGAAAAATTGATGCTGCTGGAAATCCTATCATGGATGAAGATGATGATAATAATATAATATTACCTTTTGCTCAAGCACCAAGCAACATGGACCAAGAACCAAGTGAAGATGAAAAACAATTAGAAGGTTTACGATTAGCATTCAGAGCCGATGGCGGTAGAATAGGTCTTCAAGAAGGTGGTGGTATCGAACAAAGATTAGAAAAACTAGGTGGTGATGTAACTTCTGCAGAAGAAATGTTACAAGGTATTAATCAAAGATTACAATCAGCTGAATCTAGTTTAGGTTCAGGTGGAGGTATGCAATCACCTTTTACAGACCAAGGTTCAATAGTTCCCCAAGGTGGAGGTATTGGTGGTTTACCAACAACTTTTGCTGGTGGACCAAAAATTCCTTCAATCTCTTCTGTTCAAACACCAGATCCTTTTTTTGGCAATACTAGTTTAGCTGCTCTTGCCCAAAGACCTTTGCCAGAGTCCATGCAATCTGAACCACAAAATCTTGAACCATTACAAGCAGTAGACCCTTATGCAAGAACACTATTAAGTGGATTAAGTCAAGATGGTCAACGATTTGATTCTGCTCAAAGTGCGTTTGATGCTCTTGCAGAACAGACTCGTAAAGCTCGTGAGATTAATCCTTTTACTCGAGATATGATTGGCACTGAACTCTTTCAAGGTGCAGAAGGATTTAAAAGATTTACTGATATGTTTAATGAAATAAATGATCCAAACTTTGTTGCACCACAATTACAATTATTATCTGCTCAAGGAAACTTAGGCATACCAGCAGCAGGTTACGCGGATGGTGGTAATGTTGTAGGTGGTGAGTTTGATTTCGAATCTGCAAGACAGATGTATGGTTTAGGTAAACTTGTTAAAAAAGTTACAAGATCAGTTAAAAAGATTGCAAAGTCACCGATAGGTAAAGCTGCATTGTTATATGCAGGAACAGCAGGATTAGGGGCTTTAGGTGCAGGAGCTGCTAGAGCAGGAACAGGGTTTGGAATATTTGCACCAAGTAATGTTTTAAGTAATTTAGGAGCTACAAAAGCTCTTTTTACAAATAAACTTTTTGGAGATATCGTAGCACCTAGCATGACACGAACTGGGGGTTTATTATCTAAAATACCAGGTGGTGGTATAACAGCAGCCATAGTGGGAGCATCAGCACTAGCAGGATTACTAACACCAGCTCAAGAAGAAGAGGCAGAACGATTAGCAGCAGAAGAGGGTATAGATATAGAAGCAGCTAGAAACTCTATTTTAGCAAGAGCACAAGGTAATATTAAAGGTGATCTCAGAGCAACAGCGTTTTTAGCAGAGGGTGGTAAACCTGAACCAGTGGCCAAAAAGACTATGCCACTATTAGATATGGGTGGACAAGAAAT